ACCGGCCTGCCCACGGATGCGCAAATTCTTGCAGCACTGCAAAAAGCGACGATCATTCAGGCGGCAGCGTGGGCGGCTATCGGGTATGACCCGTTGACGGGTGGGGTGCAGACCCCAACTGTGGTGCAGTCGACTAAGGCGGGGTCGGCGTCGGACACGTTCGCGGACGCGAACCTTGCCGCGCAAGCCCGAGCTGAAGCGTTGAAAGGGTTGGTGCCTGAGGCGGAACGTGTGCTCCGGTACAACAACCTGCTGATCCCGAACACTTGGGTGTTCGGATGAACAAACGCTGGTTTATTCATACCGCCCAAATCGAAACGTTCAAGGGTGCTGGCGCGTACGGTGACACGTTCGCGGCGAAGGTCACCCATACAGGGTTCCTGATGGGCGGCATCAAGTTGGTGCGTGATCAGAGTGGGCAGCAGGTGGTGTCGTCGGCGCAATGGTTGACCGACCCTGCTAACGCATCCTTTTACACACCGGATTCTCGGTTCACTGACTCGTCGGGGCGCGTGTCGAGGGTGGTAGGCGTCAACGTCAACGAGACCCCTTCCGGCATTGCCGACAACGTTGAAGTGTACCTGACCTAAGGGGGTCGTGGTGGGTTCTGAAGGTTTCGACGCCTACTTCGACGCGATCGATGCGAAAGTGGACGCCCTGAAAATTCCGGCCGCCCTGAAAGGTGTCGAGTTTTTGCGCACGTTCGTGGCTGCGCAAACCCCCGTCGAAACGGGTGCGCTTGTCGGGTCCGAGGAGTCACGCCCCACCCCGGAGGGTGCCGAACTGTTCATCCCCGGACCGTACGCCCGGCGGCAACATTATGAGCTGTCATATCACCACAACACTGGTAATGCTTTGTATTTGGAATTGCCGTGGATGCAGCATGGTCGTGAAGCTCTGCAAGTTGTGGCCGATGAGATCGGGAAGGCAATGGAGTGACCTCACCGCAGAACGATCTCCTTGACGGTATCGCCCAACTCATCGTCAGTAACAGTCTTGCCACGTATCGGACGGACGGCACCGACTACTTGGACAGCGAGACGGGCATCGTGTTCAAAGCGGTGAACCCGAAACCTGACCGGATCATCACAATGACCGCCTATCAGGTGTCCGACAACCCGACAATGCCGGAATCCCGTTTGGGTGTGCAGCTCCGATTCCGGGGCACCCAGGATCCTCGGGATGTGGATGATCTTGGCGACAGTGTTTACAGCATCCTCCACGGTCTCACCGGTGTGTGGTTCAACAGTGTTTTCGCTGAGCAAGTGCTACGGCAGTCGTCTATCACGCTCGGGCAGGATGCGGCGAAACGGTGGGAACGCGCCGACGCCTATTACGTTGACGCCGGCCTGCCACCCACAAGCAACCGCCCTACCGGCGGTAGTTGGTGACCTAGAACCAACTGTCTAACCCCTCCAAAGCGAGGGGCTTTTTTCATTTAACGCCCCGATGCCTTGAAGGAGGCTCACCTCAATGCCTAATGCTCTTGCACGTCGGTTCCTGGTCGACGTTTCACCGGATAACTCCACTTGGACCCGGGTGAAGGGACTGAACGACTTCGCCCAGGCCGAGAACCCCACCCAGCAGGCTTCCGACACGTATGACACGAACGGTTACAACTCGTTCGAGAAGACGATGACTGGTTGGAAACTGACGGTCAAGTTCTTCCGCCCAACGACCGCTGGTGTGCCGTCGGATCCGGGGCAGTCGCTCATTGAGCAGACCCGTTTCCAGTTCGGCACGTCGGCACGCATTTACGTGCGCTGGTACGACCGTTACGGGTACTCGACGGGCAACTATTCCGGGTATGCGCTCATCGACTGGAATCAGTCGAAGACGGGTGTGGCCGATCAGGAGGAAGTCACTGTTGTTTTCAACGGTGACGGTGTTCTGACTTCGATCGCCAACCCGTACGCTGCCACCGCCGTGCCGACGATCATTTCGGCCACCCCGTCCGGTCAGACCTCTGGGAAGATCCTCACCATTTCGGGCTCGAACTTCACGGGCACGATCGCGACGACTGGTGTCACCATCGGCGGCACGAACGCAACCTCGTGGGTTGTCCAGTCGGACTCGATGATCACCGCTGTCATGCCGACCGCTTCTGCCGGGTCCGCTCCGATCGTCGTCACGAACGCGAACGGTGCATCGGCGTCGTTCCCGTACACGCGCGGCGCGTAACAAGCCGGGGTGCGGTCGTTCTGGGTACGACCGCACCCCACCTAACCGAATACCCAGAATGAAAGGGAAACCCAGATGGCTCTTTCCGCTTATGAAGAGTTCGCCAAGGAACCGCTTGTGTTCCCCATCGGCGGCAAAAATTACACCCTCAAACCTGTTGACATTCCGACCGGCCACAAACTGTTGGGCCTGATCAACGGTAAGGACAAAGACTTCGCGAAGGCTCCCAGTGAGGAACTGTGGAAACTGCTTCTCGGTGACCTGTGGGAAGAGTTCGAGAAGGATGGTGTGCCGCAGGAGGCGGCCGTCCGGGCCGGTTTGACGGCGCTCGCTGACTGGCAGTACGACCGGGAGACCGCTGAGGCGGCCTGGGAGGCTGGCGCCGACCCAAAAGCATTGCAGGCGTACATGCAGGCGAAGGCGGCGACAGCGAACAGGGCGACTCGCCGCTCGACAAGTACGGGCGTGGCGAAAAAGACCCGGTAACCGGTGTTTACGAATGGTATGAGGAGATCCCGCCTGGTCTGAAGCAGTCGGGGAAGCCGATCGGTTGGGACGACATTTTCGAATGTTGGGAACTGGTTGAGGCTGATTTTTCCTCCGAGTTCGGTATCGAACTTGAGGACGTTTTCCGCACCCGTTCGTGGCGGTGGTTCGCGGCGAAGATCACGGGCTTGTTGTCGTCTGACACACGCCTGCACCGAATGTTCCGCGACGACCCTACGGAGGTAACGGATGGCGGGGGAATCTCCGACGACGGCGGGATCGATCGTTGGCAAGCTGAGTCTGGACAAGTCGGAATGGGACAGGCAGAGAGCTCAGGCTAAAGCTGAGGCCGCCGAGCTGGGGCGCCTGTCTCCGTCGATTCGTATTGACACGAATGCGGGGGAGGCTGTCGCCCAACTGGATGCTGTGCGTGGTGCTGAGGCTGGTCTGGGGAATCAGAGCACGGTGACGGCGGGGCGTACTGCGCTGATTGCTGGTGCGATTGCTGCACTGATCCCGTTGCTGGCCCCCCTGACCGGGTATGCGGTTGGTGTTGCTGGTGCGCTGGCTGGTATGGGCGCTGCGGGTGTGTTGGCGATCTTCGGCATCAAGAACGCAATGGCTGACGGCACCGCCGTCGGCAACCAGTATGCGTCGGGCATCAACATGCTCACCGGCTATTTCACCCAGTTGGCGAACACGTCGGCGGGTGCTGCCTTGCACGGGTTTACTGCCTCGTTGACTCTCATTTCGGCGGCGATGCCGGATCTGAACAACCAAATGGCGATGTTTGGTAAGCAGCTGGGTGGGACAACTATTTCGGTTGTCAAAATGGTGATTGATGCGTTCCGCATTCTGAACCCGTTGTTTGTTCAGGCTGGCTTTTATGTGCAGCAGGTTGCGGCGGCGTTGCAGCATTGGGTGTCTGATGGTGGGTTGCAGAAGTTCACTCAGATGGCGGTGGCGTCGTTGCCGCAGGTGGCGGATGCGCTCGCCTCGTTGGTGAAGGGTGCGCTGGATCTTGCCGGGGCGTTTGCCCCGCTGGGCACGATCATGTTGGGCGCGGTCACTGTGGTCGGGCAACTGCTTTCTCTGATCGCACCACTGCTGGGGAACCTGACCCCGCTTGCGGTTGCGGCGGGTGTGGTTTGGGGGGCGTTTGCCCTGTGGAAGCAGATCAGCCCCATTCTGGATACGGTGCGCACTTCGGTTCGTGGTGTTGGTGTGGATCTTGCCACGATGATGGGTGTCGCTGGTCTGGCTGTTGCGGTGGTCGGTTATTTGGCGTCCGCGTTTGTGACGCAGCGTATGGCTGCGGCGCAGGCTGCGCAGGCGTTGATGGATTACACGGCTGCGGTTGAGCAGGACAACGGTGTTATTGGTAAGAACGTGCAGTTGCAGGCGGCGAAGTTCGCGGCCGATAAGCAGTCGCTCGGCAACTACACCACTATGGGCAAGTCTGCTGTGGATGTGGGCCGTGAACTCGGGGTGTCCGCTAAGACCGTAACAGATGCGTCGTTGGGGCAGCGTGACGCCATCAAAAAGGTGTCCGATGCGATGGATAAGTATGCCGGTAATGCGGACAATTCCACCGCTAAGGTTGCTGCGTTGCGTGCCCAGTACAACGACCTTGTTGGGGCTTTGTCCGACAACCAGAAGCACATTCAGGACCAGATCAAAGCGTACAACGAACTGGCGGCGGCGCAGGGCCTGTCAACGATCAGCACGCAGGCGCAGTATCAGGCACAGTCGGATCTTGCCGCCTCGTACGGCATGTCTGTGTCGGAAATGTTGGCGGCCAAGGCTGCGCAGAAGCAGAACGCGGACCAGGCTGCGGCAACAACACACGCGTTGCAAATGGAGAACGACGCCGCAACCCTGCTGAAGAACGCGTTTGACCTGTTGAACGGAACAAATCTTTCCGTAGCTCAGGCCCAAACTGCTGCCGCTGCTGCCACTAACACGCTCACGGATTCGTTGAGTCAGAACGGCACCGTAATTGACGGGAACTCTAAAGCTGCCGTCGCGAACCAGCAGGCTCTAGAGCAGAAGGCGCAGGCGGATCAGCAGGCGGCCGAGGCGATAGCGAAGCAGACCGGTTCGACCGAGCAGGGCACGGCCGCGTTTGCTGCGTCGAAGCAGGCGTTGATTCAGCAGTTGACCGCTACCGGCCAGTTGACGCCCGCGATTCAGGCACTCATCGACAAGTATTATGCGGTCCCGCCTGTGGTGAAAACGAAGATCGACATGGACGCGGATGCTGCATTGGCTGCTATCGCGAATGTGAAAGCTGAGCTGGCTTCTGTTCGTAACCAGACGGTCACGCTGACTGTTGTGACGAACTCGGTTGGTGCGCCAGCCCAGGCGCCGGCGAACGCTACTGCTGGGGCGTACAAGTTCGCGGACGGTGGCACGGTCGGTGCTGGCGGTGGCCCGAAGTCTGACTCGGTTGCCGCGTATCTGTCGACCGGTGAGGAAGTCACCCCGAACCCGCAGGCCGGCCGTTACCGGCCCGTGCTGAAGGCGTTGGCCGCAGATAACGTGCCCGCCGCCGCCGCCGCCCTTGGTGGTGGCCGCGGGACAGTGAACATTTATGTGACCGCGAATGACCCTAACGAGTTCACTCAGAAGGTTGCGATGAGGATGAATGCGATGGGGGCTGCATGACCGCGCTCACCACCACATCAACCACAATAACAATCGCCTCAACCATCTCCACCGTGGTCCTAAACACACAGGATACGAACGGTGTGAAGTGGATTGTTCGAGGGTTCGACGGGTGGGGCGGGGTCGCACCAACCATTCAGGTGGTGCAGAAACCACGCCAACAGGGCGGTTGGGCGGGGCTGTCATACGGGCAGCCCCGCTACCTTGCGCTGAGCGTGATGGTGGTGGCACCCACCCCGACCAGTTTGAATGTTGCTTTGGATGCGTTGAACGCTGCTGCCGCTTTCGACAACAGCACGTTGACGGTAGCTGAGGCTGCTTTCACCCGCAGCATGACGGTGCGTCGCAACAGTGACATGCAAGTGTCGCGGGTGACGAACATGATCGCGAATGCGCAATTTCAGATGGTCGCAGTGGATCCGCGAAAATTGGGCACCACCCTGACCGCCACGACCAGGTTGCCCGCATCCACGGGTGGTTTGACTGTCCCGTTCACGATCCCGGTCACCATTACCTCGACCGTCACGTCTGGGCAGATCAGTTTCACCAACCCAGGCAACGAATCGGGGCCCGTCACCGTCCGGGTAGATGGTCCCTGCACCGGCCCACTGATCACCCATTCGAGTTCCACCACATCGAAAGCGCTCACCTTCTCCTCCAACCTGTCGTTGGGTGTTGGCGAGTTTCTGCTCATTGATATGGACAAGCACACGGCGCTCGGTAACGGGCAGGCGACCCGTGCCGGGTATATCACATCCCGGGGTTGGTCGGCGTTTGACCCGGGCGCTAATACATGGTCGTTCACTGCGACCACGTATGACCCGGGGGCGTTGTTGACGGTGAACGCAACCCCCGCCTGGAAGTAGTCAAATTTGTTTCCGCCGCCCCCCACGGGCGGTTTCCGCTTTTAAGGAGTCGTTTTGGCTGCTCGTATTTGGCCTGTTGATGCTGTCAGCTCTGCCCCGTCCTACACGGGCCGGTATTTGCGGCAGACCACCGTTTCCCCCCTGGCTGTGATGGGGTCGGCGGCACGCCCGCTGGGCGCTTTGTCGGGGGTGCGTCCCGGCACTGTGGGCAGCATTGTGACCGCAACCGCCACCACATGGACGGTTACCCCGTTCGATGGTGTTTTGGATGGTGCCGCGTCCGCGATCGCTGGCGCTTACGAGTACTCATTCGACACCAACCAGACGGGGACGGTGAACGCGGCTGGTGCGTCGGCACGCACTGACCGGTTGGATGTGCAGGTTGTTGACCCGGCCGAGGGTGGTGTGTCGGGTGCGAACCCGCTCATCCAAATTGTGTACACCCCCGGCGCGCCGTCGCTGGCGGCAGCACCCGCACAGTCGCACCCGTTGGCGCAAATCAATGTTCCCGCAACCGGGGGAGGGTCACCCACTGTTACATGGTCGGCCACCTATTCGGCGGCCGCCGGCGGTGTTGTCCCGTTCAACACGTACGGGGGTTTGCAATTGTGGACGCCGCCCACGGACGGGCAGCTCGCGTACGCACTCGACACGGACAACGGGTGGACTTACCTTGCCACCGCACCCACCCCGGGCTGGTATCACGCATACGGGCGGCCTGTGATCGGCGCGTTCACGGGTGGCACGTTCGGTGGTGTTACTTATTCGCCCGGTGCGACGACCCCGCAGGTGAAGCAACGCGGCGGCCGGAATCATATTGAGGGCAACATCACCAGCACGTCGGCATCGTTCACGGCAACACCGGTCACGATCGGGTCTATCCCGGCAGCGTTCGCACCCGCCACGAATCCGGCAGTGTTCATTGCCACAACGAACGTGACAGCCACCGCACAGGTCACCGTGTCTACGACCGGCAACATCACCATGGCCGTCACCCCCTCGTTCTCCGGTGCGTTGAACCTTTCGCTGATGGGCAGTTGGGAAGTGAAGGGACTCTAGTGGGTTACACGTGGGTTGCCGTCGACATTGAAACAGGAGATGTTCTCAACGATCTCCCCGACCTGACAGACGGGCTCGGCGGCACCATCACGATAGCTCAAACGTTGGGCCGTTACGAGACGGGCACATGCGGGCTACCACTACCGACCGCACCCCCCGAATGGCAAAGATCTACCCTCCCCATGGGTGCCGGGATCGTCCTGTT